ATCAATACTACCACCACCTTTAAATCCTGGAACTAAACCACCACCATTCATTCTGGCACTTGCCGTTATACTATCACCCATATCACCTAGTACCTGTTCTGTTGAACCTGGAACCAATCTATTAACCATATTTTGTATTTTCTCAGGTTGAGCATAAGGATTAGTCGCCATAAAATTATCAAGTTCTTCAATTTTTGTAGAGTCTGTCATACCTCCCCTTACCATTTGCACTCCTGACATGAATTGATCAGCACTCATCTTACCAAAATTAGGAACAACTGATCCATCCCACAACTCCATAGATGGCATTCCCATCTTTGCAAATGTTGCTTTTCTTTGTTCTGGTGTTGCTTGAAATGTAGATATACTAGAACCAGACTCACCAAACTTACCATCAGTATCAACCTGCTTCATTATCTGTTGTCCCATAGACACATTACCACCAGTTTTATATCTTCCCATTGTTGGTCGGTTCGTACCACCTCCAGCAGCATTCATTCCAGCAAGAGTACTAGCACCATACTTCTGAACTGCACCCTTACTCATAACAAACTCACCAGGAGTTAGCATCGCAGGAACTGTATCAGTATTACCACTTCCAGGAACTTTTCCACCTTTATTAAACATCATCCCCAGTCCTGTTTGTTGAACTGTCTCATTCATCAACTGAGATGCACTAGGAGTTTCATCATTTGATTTATCATCATCCTCCCTACTTTCACCAAATTCCTCTGGTGTTACAGTACTATCATCATCCTCTTCATTTGCTTTATCTCTATCTTTCTTTAACTTTTGGTGCATCATTATTCCACCACCTAATACAAGAGCAGCTAATCCTATTGAACCAGCTACAACTGGATTAGCAATTGCCCAAGCTATAATTGATTTAGACAAACTCCCCAACCCCTTCAACAATGTTAAACTTCCCTTCGCCAACATCGCACCAAATTTAACTACTTTAATTCCTATATCAAGAGCAACCAGTGCTAAGATACCTTTAATAACAGCAGGAGCAGCAACTGTTATAAACTCTTTTAGTTCTTCTACTGCCTTCTTATTTTTAGGATCACCTAACCAATCAAATATCTTACCGAGTCCCCAACCAGCAAGAAGAATTCCAAATGTCTTTACAATTTGTCCCCAGATATTAGTAATAGGTGCAGCTGCTTTAGTAATAAAACCTGGAACTTTCATTCCTTTCTTTGCATCCTTCTCCTTACCTTCTTCCTTACTCTTTCTAGTATCTTTTTCTTTCTCTTGCTTCAGTTCATCAGCAGCATCCTTTTCTGCATCAGTACGTGCATCAATAATACCAATTATAGTTTTAACATCAGTAGCAATAGCCGCTAACACTCCTCCCCTATCACTACTACCAGGGAGCATCTTCATACTTTTACCTACTGATGCTTCTTCCTTTCTAGTCTCAACATCATTAACAAACTTATTCCAATCTACCGACTCTGCTCCACCCCTTGCTGCTTTAAATCCCGCTATCCTTTCTTTATTTGATAACTTCTTACCACCAAGAGTTCCATCTGACTTTAGTTCTTTAGTCATATCAAAGAACTTATTCGCTTTAAGTCTTTTCTTATGACGTGCAGCATCCTGAGGAGAAACAGGTAAACCCTCTTTAGTATTCCTAATTAAGTCATCGAGATTCATTTTGCTTTTGCTTCTCTCGTTCCTCTTCGAGGTGTTGTTTAAGGAGTTCTACATAGATGTCTCGTTCCCAAGGCATCATATTTTCTATCTCCGTCAAGCTGTATTTATGGTACTGCATCAAAGCAAAATTGATTCTAAAGTAACTCTCCAAATTCATATGGGAGAGTGCTACCCGAAAAAACTTGCTAGTCCCTCCAATACAACAGTATTCTTCTTCTTAGTCTTGGGGTTAGTAACAACCACATCGTAAGAAAGTTTAGGCATAGTCTCAAAGAACTTTTCAATGTCTTGAAACTGACTTGAACTTAACTGCTCTAGAAACTCATTGATTTCTTTCTTAGTAGAATCAGAAGCAGGCCATGCCTCTTCTTCACTGTAGATAGTTTCAATACAAGAACCAATCAAACTAAATGACTGTTCAAGTTGAGTACCCTTAGAAGAAACATCAAAATTAGTTTCAATAAATTCATCCAAAGAAGGATACTTCATTGTCATAGACAAAGTATCATCCAGTTTAATAGTATTTGTATGTTCGTCAGACTTCTGAACTTGAATAGCATCTATAGGTATAGTTACATCTACTTCTGTCTTCCCATCATCAGGACAAGTAACAGTAACCTCGACTTCCTCACCAACAGACTTACCTCTGATATTAAGGAATAGAAATTCAATATCAAAGGTAGGAAGAGTATCTACTTTTATTTTTGTTTTAATACAAGACTTAAGAACTTCTTTTATTGCTCTAGTGATACTCTTAGTATCCTCACTCTCCATAGCAAGTACTAAAAGTTTCTCTTCTTTAACTAAAAAAGGTCTATATGTAATTGTTTCTCCACTCGACGGCAATTCCAACTCATAGGTTGGCGTAGCAATTTTTGGTAAAGGCATAACAAAATATAATATTATGTGTGTTTATTTAGTAGGTTTATACAGACTTTTCTTTTGCCCGTGCTAAAGCAATGTCTCCACTAGTTGAACCTGTTCCACCCCTAAAGTCACCAATAGAACCATCTATAGTAGAATTACCGCCACCATCATTATCATTAACGTTCTGTCCTTTAACTGCTTGATTGATTTGTTTACCTTCACCTGTTGGTTGGTTAATCATCTCACCCAACCCTGCTCCTACAACATTTCCAAGATCATCTACTCTTGGAGCAATAACTTTACCATTTCTATCAGTCCATGTAGAATTTTTACCAACCCATCTCGTTCTTGGATTAGAAGGATTATCTCTTGGAGCACTCTTAGTAGATTGATTTCTTCCTGGATTAGGAGGAGCACCACCACCACTATTCCTACTCAGAGTTCTATCAGTTATATACCTAGTATAAGCAAAGGTTACAGTAAACTCAAGGTTCTGAGAAGGATCATATGAAACACTTGTTGATGATATATTTTGAGGAAAAGCATCTATGAATGTATACGTTATCTCCCCTGATTTACCATACACATTAGTAGCTGCTCCATGTATTCCTCTTCTTGATGAAGGTACACCCTGATGATCCTTATTAAACTTATAAAGATAAAGAGGTCTTCTATAATCCTCAGGATAAGAAGCACGATAAGTAGCAGATGATGAATCACTACCACCATTCAATTGCATAATATATTCCAACCATCCTTCAAACATATAAAGCATTCCATAATCACTATCAATATAAAATGTCAAATCAATAGTCCCATCAAAAGAACGACGATATGCACTCTTCTGAGTAACTCCATATAAGTCAGTAGAAGCATCATGTGTTGATAATGAAGAACCAGGAAGTGAAGTTGCTTTACAAAGAACACTACCCTCATTCATTAAAATATTAGGTATCTTCTGTGCTGACAAATATGACTGTACATCTGGAGACCATGCCCAATGGACTCTATACAGACTTGACTGAGCAAGATTTCCAAACTTGCTTAAAAAATCTCTTGTACTATATTTTGTACCTGGTATGTTGCCAGCCATCTAAATACCATATGGTGTTTCCCTATACTATGTATGTCATATAAAGGTAAGTTTACCCCATCTCACTCAAATAAGTACAAAGGAGACTCAAGAAACATCATTTATAGATCCCTTTGGGAACTAAAATTTATGAAATGGTGTGATCGTAATGTAAATATACTTGAATGGGGCAGTGAAGAGTTCTTTATACCCTATCGTTCACCTCTAGACAATAGAGTACATCGTTATTTCCCAGACTTCTACATGAAGATTAAAGAAAATGATGGTAAGTTAATGAGGTATGTAATTGAAGTTAAACCGATGAAACATTGTATCCCTCCTGTAAAAGGAAGGAAACAAAAAAGAACCTTCATCCGTGAGGTGGCAGAATATGCAAAGAACCAAGCAAAATGGAAAGCTGCTAGGTCCTTTTGTGAGGACAGACAATTAACCTTTAAAGTAGTTACGGAAAAAGAACTTGGAATTAGATAAACCCTACAAAAATAGACTAACCGGTATGGTAGAGAACCTCATAGGTACAGAGGATGCTGATGATTTAATGGTAGATATTATTGACCGTCTATCTGATGGTGTAACACCAGTACCTGACTTAGGAAACTACTACACATTCATCTACAAAGCAAAGACTCCTAACATCACATACGATACTAATCCTCTCGTTGCTGTTACAGAGTACATGCCAAATGGATTCAAGGGATACAACTTTCATTGGAATAGAATGAGAAACTATACCTTCATGGAGGTAGTAGGACAGTTATATTATGTGAACCCAATGGAGATAGATGAACTCAAGACTATTCCCTACCAAAATTTTGTTCTAAATAACTAAAAAGAGAGTATAGTGGCAACAGTATCTAACTCAATAATAACAAAAGACGGTACAAGAGGAACCTTTAGTTGGGATCCTGAATCTCTTTCTGTCGCTGCTAAGTTTACAGATTCACTGGGTGCAGAGTACACACAGAACTTAGATGATGGCAACTTCTTTAAGTCAGATGGTACATGGTTAGGTGAAGAAAATCAACTATCAGTTAAGCAAGCATTCGGACAATCAGCAAACTTAGAATTAGGAGATCCAGATATTAGAAAAACACTAGACAAATATGCAGAAGGGTTAAATGTATACGGTACTAATGATGATGGTGGTGGAAGTACAGAAAGTGGTAAATCTAAAGGTAAACCAATGGATTTTTCAGCATCTACT